TAAAGATAGTTTTTGTATTGTGATCTATAACAACATTGTCAAGCATTCCATGATAGCCAAATGTTTGTTCACTTGGTTCGGCCTTAATAAATAACTCATTAAAAACTTCAATGGTTTTGTCATCTTCATCTTTGTCTAATTGTAACAGTGTTCTAATGTCCTGATTAGCTCTAAGCACTTCTACAGAAATTCTGCATGCTGCTAATGTTGGCTCATCAACTACTGTTTTATCTAAACTAGCTTTGAGGAATTCAAAATAATCAATGTTTTCTTGAGTTAAGATCTTGTCAATTCTTTGTTGATCAGTTTTAAGAGCTTGGTATAAGTTAACTGTAAGAAGTTGTGTAAGTATTTCTTGAGAGTAATCAGACAAATTTAATGAATTATTTCCTAATGTCAAGTGATATCTGAAAATATTATCAATAATTTTTTTTTGGCTATCCGTAGGGATCTTGCCAGGCATTGTTAAAAATTGTTTATCATAGTTCTCTTCCTCAAGTAACAAACAGTGCAGAACACGCCCTGCTACCAGGTGCGCGTCTGTACTGTCCTCTCTTTGGTTGAGCACATAATGATTGTAAAACATTACAGGGGAAAATAATAACTTATTAATCCCACTGTAACTAAAATAAAACTTTTTCTTGTAGAAAACTTCAAGTTCATCAGAACCAGTCAATATCTGGAGTGCCATTTGTGTCTATTTGATTGTTATTTAATTCAGATTCGGAAATTTCAGAAACAGCTTCTGGTTCTAATACATCTGTGTCATCTTCTTCTTCCTCTTCTAAAGTTAATGAAACTTCTATGTCTTCATTATCTACTCCATAAAGTAAATGTGACACTTCTTCCTCACTGGCAACTTCAAAATTGTCTTCAGTTGCAAACTCAGATTCTGGAATTTCTTCTGTTATGTCTTCAATAACTTCTTCAACAGTTAGAATTTCAGATACTGGGTTTACAAAATCTTCTTGTATTCCATAAGTATAGTTACTATTAAGTTCAGCTAAAAGATCTGGAACAACAGAAATAGTTTTTACTGTAAAGAATGTGCTATCTCCTCTATTCTGGATATCTTTAGATGCATAAGTCAATAAGATATCAAGATTATCAGAAGTAAGTTGGCCTTTATCTATTAAAGAGTTTACTACTTTATCAATGTCAGTATCAAGATAGTTTTTATCTTTACCTAAATAACTAATTAAAGACTTAAAGTTGACATGAGTCTTAGTCTTTGAGCTACTAATATTATAAGCATACTTATAAAACAATAACTCTAGATAAATAAGACTTTCTGTATATTTAGAATTAGCCATGATTTCCATAGCAAGAACATGATTATCAGTATCAGAACTATCTAACATTTCAGAAAGATGATCAAACATTACTTTGTCAATCTCAGTAGCATCTTCACCATTCAATACATTAATTACAGAAGATTCATCTAGTATAGTTTTATCTTGTAAAAATTTGTAAAGCTCTTGATACTCTTCTTTGACAATCATTAAGTTTTCACTATAACCAAAAGTCTCATCTTTAATAATTGAGTGCTCACTGTTTATCATTTCTTTTAGATTATAATCAACAGCAATGAGGTCTTCAGTATAAAATTCAAGAGATGTTTCAACCTTTTCTATATCATACTCATCCATTTTTGGTTTAACCAATTCAAAAAATGCTAAAAACTCTTTAATAGGACATTTATACAACCAATTTGTACTAGTCATTTCATTAAGACTTTTCTTTGAACCAAAAAATACAGTTGCTTGATTGAAGTCTCTTACATTTTTAACATTGTGTTCAACACATACATTTTTAAACTTTACTCTAGGTACATTTACATTTGGTAAAAAGAAAATTTTATCTCCTTTAGTTGGTGTATAAGGTATTTTATTCAAAGATAACTCATCTGAAATATCTTGTCCAAAACCTCCTACATGTAATTTAATACTAAATGATACGGTACCAATTTCATTTACATAGTCATATCTTGAGATTCCAGACTTTATTTGTAATATATTCATAATTAAAAATTAAAAAGGGGAGTTTTACCTCCCCTGTTAAACAATTTATTGTACAGCCATTTTGACTACATTAGTATTCATCATCATTTTAGAGAACTTGTTTTTGTTTCCATTAACAATCTCTTTGACCATATAATATCTTAAGTCATTTGTAAATGCATCACAGTCAGTAGTTAACTTAACTAATCTATTAATCATTGCATCCGGTACTGGTTTAGTATCAGCATAAGTCAATGAATAATTAATCAATCTGGTAGCAATAACACTAGAGATATCTGCTCTAAAGTCATCATCTTTACCTACTGCACCTGTTAAAGCTCCCATAACATAAGCTTCATCTTTTGTAAAGGTATCTTCCGGAGATATAATTCTATCTAATTTGTTATTAATAAACATAGTAAACATACTAGAGAAATCAACACCAACTGAACCTTCACCAATCATTTGGATTAACGGAAGATCATCTTCAAACTTAGGAATAGAACTAATACCATTAAAGAAAGTAGTCACAGATCTTGGATTAACTCTTTGAGTTACAAGTTCTGGATTCATCAACATAAAGTTAATACATCTACCATCAATCTTAGCTTGTTCTGCCCATTTAGCCCATACATTTACATCATACTTCAACTCAACAGAAATAAATCTTGTTTTCTGAGCTACATCTAGACTAGTAACATTATAGTCACCATTGTCTGGATTAGTAGTCAAGATAACATGCCAGTTCTTTGGTAACTTCCAAGAAACATATTCTTGTCTATCTAATATTTCCATAGTTGCTTGCATAAAGCGGTGATCAGCTCTAGTATAATCATCTAATACTAAGAAACCACCTTCACCTTTACCTTGAATCCATTCCGGAGCAGCATGAGACATGCGTTTATCTACAATCTTAAAGCCTGCTTTTTGAGCTGCTTGAATCTGTGCTTCATTAATCCATTTAGTTTGCCCTTCAGCATTCTGGATTTGAAATTCTTTTACAGGAAAACCTACTAAATCACCTAATTCTTCTAACTGAGATAAATTAAGTTTTACTACTTGCATGTTTAACTCTTTACCCAACTGCATAATAGCTGAAGTCTTACCAAGACCAGCATCACCTTCAATATTAATAGCCACAGGAACTTTTCCTTCAGTCTGGATATGTTGGTTATTCTTAACCATGTGTTTAATAAAACTTTTTAATTCTTCTACATTTAATTGAACTTGACTCATAATTCTTTTTTTTATAATTCTAACTTAATAACTTTACCCGGAAGATCATTATTCATTTCTGATCTTTCTGATATAACCCATAGGACATTACCTTTAGGTCTAACTGAAGCATCACATTCACCATCTGTAAAATATACTAGACTGGTAAACTCTCTCTGATGTTCATTATAATATTCTAAGACAGGATCAAATTGTGTTCCTCCTCTACCATGAACTTCAAGTTCATTCTTTCCTTTATAAGATTCAATACTACGGATACTAGTATCACACTGTATTATAGTAATATCTACTCCTGCTTTATAAATATGATGTATCTCAGACATAAACTCAGTCAATTCATCATTACTTACAGAACCTGAAGTATCAATAGCTAATAGCATGTGTTGTTTCATCTTTATCTTAAGACCTGGATTGTCAGAGAATCTTCTATTCTCTTTTCTTCTAATCTTTTTAGTATAAACTTTTGAACTAACACCGGTAAATCTTCTGATATATCCGCGCCAATCAAATTTAGCTGCAGTAATTTCATCTAATTTAATAACACCATCAATCTCACCAGGTATAGTACCTCTTTTCTTTATAGTTTGATCTTTAGCATCAGATAAAACTTTTTGCAATTGCTTTTCAATTAACTTTTGCTCAGCTTCAGTAAGATTCTCAAAGTCTTCCCATGTACTATGATCAGGCATTCCATCATTATCTCCTTGATCCATTTGATCACATAGAGCATCAAAATTAGAATCACCTGAAGTACCAGTTTGATCTTTCTTATCCTTAGCTTCTCTTAGCTTATCATAATAATAATTAGCACCTGCTTTAATATCTAGATTTAGATCAGCATAATCTTCTAACATTACACCTCTTGGCGGAAGTTTATCAGCAATTGCTTTTAGTTCCTCTAGTGTAGCATTATTTTCTTTAGCATATTCTAATTCAAGCTGTACAGCTGTTTTAAGAGCATTAAAACCATCAGCTGATAACTCGGCTCCTGGAAGCCATGTTCTATCAATATACTGATTGATTTCCATATCCATAGCAATGTTTGCTAGTCTCTTATCTGAATACTTAAAGTATGTAGTAAGATGACCAAATGCAATATGCAATAATTCATGTTTAAGTAGACCTAGTCTATGTTCTTCACTAAGACTCATCCAAAATGTTTCATTTATACATAACTGATAATTGATACCATTTTTACTTACACCAGCTGTTGGGACTCTTTTGTCATCCCATAGCTTGTTTAACATAATGAGAAAGAACCCGTAATAGGGCTCTTTCAACATTAAATCTTTACATATTTTACTAAGACTTTGTTGTTTAGTCATTTCCTTTTAGTTTAATGGAAACTTCAAATTTCTCAGCTGGATAACCCATCTGACCTAAGAAGCCAATCATATTTTCAGTAAACAATTCCATGAAAAGTTCAATAGATTGATTACTAGCTTTACCTTCTGTCATTGCTGATAGACAAGAACCAGTGCTTAACTCAGCACCTTCTTCTTTAGTAAATTTAGTTACAGCATTTCTAATTGCTATTTCACAAGTAGGACATGCTGTTTCCCATTCTTTTATAGATAACTTACCATATTTATATAATACAATAAGTTCACCTAAATATTTTTCTGTGTCAACTCCTTTAAGAGCTTCAAATGCCACCACAGCATTTTCATTATCTGTAGAACGTAACATGTTCAACAGGTTCTTTGTTTCTTCTTTGCTAAAAATCATATCATTTAATATTTAAAAAGGTAATCAAATCTTGAACTTTTTCCATTATCTCATCTTTAAGTTCATCTGTAAGTGTTTGTAATTCTAAATTGTACAACCACTCATTAAATTCATCTTCTGTCATCAGTCTTCAATTTTAAGTGTTTTAATCATCCATTCTGTGGGTGTATTAATATTATCCACCCATTCTTTTGCACTTGGAATATATCCATTGCAATCTTCTTTTACATGTTGTTCTCCAACATATCTTATGTAGACTCTTTTGCCTACAGAATTTACAAAATAAGTACCAAAAGTTTTTTCACATTCAAATATACCCTCACTATGATGACGGAACATTCTATGTTTACTGTGACCAATCCAGGCCTTTGTAGCATCAAACCATTCATGAATATGCATATATTCTGATGGTTCACCACCCCATTTACGGGCACTGCTTCTACTATGATCATATGGGTGTGACATATTACAAATTTTTAAATTCTTTTTCTAGATCTAATATCTCCAAAGTAATACTGTCATATTCTTTTTTAATTAGATCATCTATACCTTCTTTATCATATAAAGACACTTCATTTTTTCTAGAAAAAGATCCCGTTGAATAATTTACTACTGCTGATATAGAACAAGATTTTAGAGCATTTTCAAGTCCTCTCTGTCTAAATTTAAGAGTATTAATCTTTTCTTGTAATTCTTTAGCTTCTTTAAATTTTAATTCATCCATTATAGTCTAAAGTTTGATTAATTAAATTACCAGCATGAGTATAGTGCTCTGTATTAGTAATATAAACTGAGTTATCAATTGTATATTTACCAGAAGGAACAAGAATAGACAACACACCATAACCTCCATCATTGTTCCACCAATCCTCAATATCACCAAGAATTTTATCATTGGCAAAATCTTCAATATCTGAATAAATTCCACTATCAAGATCACTTAAATTTGGAGCTGCGTCATGTCCATATGTAGGTAATTCTGAAATATAATCAAATGCTATTTCTTCATCTTTATCTAAAGTTTGAGTAGTATACATAATACTGTCAATACATCCTGAATCACCACCACCAGAATATTCTACTCTAATACCGGTCACACCACGGTCAGCCAACTGTAATAGAAGGCCTGTCATATCAATTTCTGTCATAATTTTGCTTTTTGTATAAAATATTTTGCTACTTCAGGAATGTGTTTCTTGTAATAAGGTTGATTATCCTTACACCAAGTTTTTACTTCCTCTTTACTCTTAAATGGCTTTTGCCAAGAGTTATTATTCATAATCATATTAAATGTTGGTTCTAGCTCATCAATAAATGCTTGAACTGTCCAACCTTCCCTGATATGTCTGTCATTACTCATATTATTTTGTTTTAAAAAAGCGTCCCAAGATATTCCCATTAAGGAATCCTTCTTTTTCAAGCACTTCATATTTAAACTGGTGCTTTACTTCTTGATAAGTCAATTCCATTGCTGAGTAGCAAATCATTAGAATTTCCCTTTTAATTACAACACCTGCTTTGTGAGCATCTTTAAGAGTTTTATTACTACTATAGTATTTCATAAAGTCAGGTCTAAGTTCCCGGGTGTATTTCTTTAACCTCTTGTCAGTAGACATAGCCAAAGCTTTCTTACCCATAGGTTTTTTTATATTAGCAAAGAAGTTCTTCTTGCCAATGTATGCAACAGACTTACCATCAATGATAGCAGTCATAATGTAAATGAATCCAATACCTCCTTCTGGAATACAGGAATCATCAAACTCTTTACCTTTATATATCCAACTCATACATATTTTATAGTTAAATGATAAACATCTATTCTTAATCTTAACTCCATGTTCTCTAACTCAAATATTGCAAGCTTTTTATTTAACTCTTCAACTTGTTCTTCAAGAAGTTCATTTTGTTCTCCAAGAGTTTCAATTTGATCTTTTAAATCACCAATTTCAGTATTTACATCTTCTAATTCTCTTTCAATTTTTTCTCTTAGATTATCAAATTCATATCTTGCAGAAGAGATATGATCTTCTAAATCATTCATTGATTTTTCTAAACTCATAATGCTTGTTTTAATAGTGGAAATAATTTATCTCTTACAGCTTCAACACCATAGTCTTTTACAGAATCTGATAGATCTTTAGACATGTCAAGTACTACAAAGTTAAAACCATACTTGTCTTTATATCTCTGAGCAGCTTTTATGCCAGGCTCATCATTATCAAACAGTACAATGATTTTATCATAGTGTGGTATTAGTTTACTCATTACAGATTCTCCAATCATAGTATTTTCACTATCCGGAGCAATACATTCTACATTACTAATACCAAGCTTTCTAAAACACATAAGATCTTTAAGTGATGATGTAATTACTAAGTACTTACAATTATACTGTAATTGATCTATTCCCTGAACATAATTTTGAACTTTAATAAACTTCTTATTTATATTCTTAGGCATGTAGATTTTATACAGTTCACCATCATCTCTAAAATAACCATATAAGAAAGGTTTATTAAATGCAAATGAAGTCATAGAGCTATCTTCTTCTTTTTTCTCCATAGTAAAATATGCCAAAGGTGCCACATTATATGTTGTCAAAAGTGTAGAGCTAATCTTAAAGCTTGTCCAAAAAATAGAATCTAAGTTAGTCCAGTGTCTCATTTCATAATCAACTACTTTGAACTTATCATGGAATTTAAACTCTGTTTTAGGTTGTACATTATGATTTAGAACATAGTCTTGATAATCATTTATTATTTTACTAACAGCATTTCCTCTTTCAGGTAAGTTAAACAATAACTTTACTAATTGTATGTTATCTCCCTGATAACCAGATGAAAAATCCTTAAACTTATAAATCATATTGTTACTATCCATGTAAATAAACATAGATGGTATCTTATCTTTAGAATTAAATGCAGAAAGTATTTTAATATCTTGACCTAAAAGTTTTTCCTTTAAGTTTAAATAATATTCAAAAGGCCATTCTATAGGCACCTGAGAAAGTTTAGATATTATATTCTTAGTTGAAATCATAATCAGATAATTAAAAATTAATGGGGACACCTTATCTGACATCCCCATTAATTAATTAAAATTAATCTAGAGAGAAATCAGAAGATGTTTTAGATGGGATAGATAAATTATCATCATCATCACCAAATTTATTTACTTCTTTTACTTCAGCTTTTTTCAAGTGAAGAGCCTCATTGTAAGTCATTAGTTTATCACCTTCAGTTTCAGTGTAAACATAAGTACCTCTATCAGCTTTTGGTAAATACATATCATAATTAGTATAACCTGTTTTACCAACATACTCTTTACCTGCAATACAGAAATCAAGATAGATATCTTTGTAGACACCACTTTTATTAAATGCACTTACAAAGTCTTCAATAGTATCATGTTTACCATCTTGAGATGTGAACCAATCACTTACTCCTAATGCTTTAGATAAGTTTTGTAAGAAGATTAAAACTGATCTATCTCTTTGGATCTTGATACCAGTTTTAGTCTCACCGTCTGCAAATGCATACTGACTTGCTTTGATTCTACCAATTTGACCAGCATAATGACCTTTACTTGCATCATCTTTGTCAATCATGAAACCTTCAAATCCTTCTAAAGGTTCTGTTTCTACATTTAATATCATGTGTTTTGCACCATCAATAAATGTAAAGTCTTCCAAGACAATACTGTTAATTTTTAAAGTGTGATTACCTGGTGCAATTGTTTTTGCCATTCCTGATCCACCTGTTCCTAAGTCTGTTGTACTTAAAGCCATTTTGTTTTATTTTTTATTTGTTATTATACATAAATTTTGTCCCAGTGAAACTCTAGTTCACCTTTTTCATTCAATTCAGAAACTACAATTTCTTCATTAGTTAAATGCTTTGGTCTTGCACCACAAGTCACTTCTTCACTAGTCTTAAATGATAGAATAGTTTTGTTACCTTTTCTATACATATAACCTATTGCATCTGCATTAGCACAGATTAAAGATTTAATTTTACCTGTCAAATCAATGTTTGCAGCTAATACCATCTCTCCCTTATCATCTATTTGCTTGTCTTTAATGTGACCTGCTAAAATAATATGGGGTGCTAAGGTATCAATAAAATCTAAAACTTGAAAGAAAGCTTGTCTTAAATATAAATATCCTGCACCATTAGGTAATGATAAGACATTGTCTCCATCATAATTTTTACCCATGCTGGTTTGTTTATATAACTTTACGGCAAGAGGACCAACCATATCTTCTAAGGCTGTTACAGTATCAATAGTAACATACTTATATGGTTTACCTGCTTCTTTGATAGCTTTACCAGCTTCAAGTAATTCTTGTAATGAGCTTACTTGAATTTTTAAAGCATCTACATAATTAGAACCTTCTTCTAAATCAATAATAAGATTATTATCTAAACCTGCAAATGCGGTAGTTTTACCAGTTTTTGGCTTAGAATAAATAATTAATCTTTTAGGATTAGTTGATTCTGATTTTACTTTTGTTGTTGGAAGTACTATACTCATTGTTTAGATATTAATGAATTTAACCAAAGTTTATTACTTACTGGTTTTTTCCACATAATTGCAGCAAAATCAGTAATAGTCATATCTGACATAGGAGAATCCTCACCAGTAAGAATATCAGCTATTGAAATAGATGCAGTCTCTTCTTTTTTAGGAAATTCTTCTTCAAAATCAGGGAATAAACTACTCTGTAATTTTGGTAATTCTTCTTCTTTTGTTTTTGTTTCAGCATCTGCTTTTCTCTTTTCATAAAGAGCATGTGTAATCTCAGTTCCATCTTTTAGAACTGCACACATTTCAGATACAGGGACTGTATACAATACATAAGGTTCACCCTTATAATTTGTACCAGTTTTAGTTTCATATTCCTCTACATAGAAAGGATTGTACTTGTACTTAAATAATTGTCTATCCTCTGAAAATGGTATTACATTTGTAACAACATTATTTGCATCAGTAACATTATCATAGAACTCAACATAGATATCTTCTCCTTTACCCACTTCAGATTCAAAAAACTGAACATGTCTACCAAACTTACCTTTTTGGAAAAAGGCTGTTTTGATAATAAAAAATGGGTCCGGGTTACCAATAGCTCTAAAGGTATCCATGTGTTGGACAAAAAATTCTTTTTCTTTTTCTTTTCTTACATTCATAATTGTTTTTTAAATTGACATTTTCTTTGTTGCTTGGGCAGGAGTGTCTATTTCAATAATTCTCATGGTAGTCCTATCTAGTTTAAAGAAACTAATTCTAGTTGTACCATTTCTTGACTTCAAAAAGTGAAACACCAACATGTCCTCATCATTGATAAGAAATCTTTCTGGACCATATTGTCTAATTTTTCTAATTGAAGGTTTGTTAATTCCCATAACTACATCAGCATGTTGCAATAAAGCATCTGAACCATAGATATCTGAATCAAGAATATAATTTCCATATTCACCATCCCGTTGTCTATCTGGTGCATCTATGTTTCTATTTAATTGGCTAAGAACTACAAAAGCAACTGGATATTTCTTTTTCATCATAGTGAGAGCTTCACCTAAGCTATTTAACATCTCAAATTTATCCTTTTGTCCTTTACCTACTCTAAATAGTGCAGAATGATCAATGCCAACAAGTAAGTTAGTATAAGTACCATCTTCTCTTTGGTTTTGCTCCATTTCATAATGAATTGTAGCACACATCTCATCTACTGTACATGCATCATAAACAACATTAATAAAATCACTATTAGTGGTTTTATTATAATAGTCTACACATTTGTAGAATATTTTTTCATCTACGGGATGTCCCCCCTTACTCATAAGAGTATTGTAATCAGCACCTGTATTCAGACTTAATTTTCTTACCCCACTGGTTTCATCAACCATCTCCATCTGGAATTTAAGAACTCTAAATTCTTGGTCAGCATTGTGTTCAATAATATCACTAATCAACTGTTCCATGAATAAAGTTTTCCCAGTACCGGGTCTAGCACCTACTATGGTGATAGTTCTCCATTCTAATCCATCACAAAAAGCATCATTAAATTTGGGCCATGCACTTTTAAGAGATTGTAACTCCCCTTTTCTTCTTGCTTTGATTTTTAAGATAGCTTTTCTTAAAGCATCTCTTTCACTAACAGGCTTTAGCGGCCTGGCTCCATTAAATAAATCTGCCATAATTTAATTGTTTAAAGTCTGGACTTTAGCTTTGTTGTACATATAATGTAGTATACTTATAATAACTTCTATTGCTATATATTGACCTATTGTAACAGTTACAATAAATAAATCAACAATGAAGAAAGCTATAATACTACCTATAATTGCCCAAAAAGTTAAAATCACATTTTTGCTGATTCTCATTATACAATTCTCTCTTTAAAATAATTAGTATCCTCATCCAAAGAATTATTAACTTGATCACAGTATGTTGCTAAATCAGATTCAAAAGATTTATCTATGTTTTGCTTCCTGATAAAATATTGTGCAGTCCTCATAAACTCATAGTTCCTTACACTGTATTCATCAACATACTTTTCTGTGGCTGACAAAATTGTTGGCCAATCATAATCAAAATTCTCAAAGAACCATCTAAAACTAACTTCAAGATTCTTGGCATTTACTCTAGCATATTTTCCAGAGGAGAGTTTCCTATTAGGGAATATTTCTACATACTCCTGGATTTTATCTGTAAAGTCCTGACCTAGTAATAATTGAGAAGTTTTTTTCTTGGTTTTTTTGAAGAAACTATTAATTTCATCTATAAAGATAATACTTTTTGTTGTTAATTTCAAATCTTTGTCAAGCCATTTATCATTTTTTAACTTTGTAACCTCAAGACTTTTACTAACAAAATTATTTGGTACAGTCTTTTCTTTTATACAATGTAATACATAATATGTATTGGGAGTTAAACCCTCTTGTATTAATCTGTTAAATATTTCTGTCATTACCAAATAATTTTAGTGTTGTGTGTTTTTTCAACAAGATTGTTAACTTCATTGAATACATTTTGTGAATCCCAAGTTTTAGAACCTGCATATGCAGCACTAGCTGGATGACTCACATAAAATTTGTAGTTGTTTTCATTTACAGCATCAGACCAAGTCTTAGCTTCTTTACCCATATAAACATAAACTAAGCCGTTTACATTCCAAGTTAAATAATCAAACAAGTAAGCTAAGAAAGGCTGCCATATAGTATAATGTTGTCCTATTTTACTTACTGTAGTTGATAGAGCTGTATTAAGCATAAGTATACCTTGATTTGACCATCTAGTCAGATCAGGATTTAAAGATCCCGGATGTCCTTTGTAAACATGCCTGTTAATTTCTTCAAGCATATACTTAAGACTAGTCTCTGCTACATTAGTATTACCACAACTAAATGCAATACCATCAGCTACTTCAAATTGAGGATAGGGATCTTGTCCAAGAATAACTACTTTAAGTTCATCTATAGGACACTCTTCAAATGCTCTAAACATTTGACTTAACTTAGGTGTAAACCTTTTACCTTCTGATGATAATTTTGCTAATTCTTTAATAATATTATCAAAGTCACTACTATATATAAAGCCTCTAAGTTTTATTGCCCAGCCAGATTTTTCTAGCCTTTGATAAAGTTTATTTTTAATATCTTCAAGATCAAGTTGTTGTTTCATATTTTTTATTAATTTTGTTACAAAGTTATAATTATGGCGGTAAAAGTAAAAGAAATGAAAGATGATGCTATTCTTAGCATTCAGGTAAATAAAGGATATTACCAAATGGTAAAAGCATTATCATTCTATTTATTTATTCAGTTTAAAGGTGATAACAAAGAAGCTTATCTAAAAGAAGCAATTGAAAAAGGTTATGCAGATTTAGATGATTTACAAAAATCATTTTATACTGTTGCTTTATTGCTTGGTGAGATAGAAAAAACTGCAATTGCTGAAGGTTTAGTAGTAGAAAAAGAAATTCTTCAACCGGGAGATGAAGGTTATGTAGAACCTAAGTAAGGTTCATATTATAATTATCTCTTCCTATTGCAATACAAGCTTCAATTGCTAAAGCTAACTCATCTTTGCTACAATCAGCAAATGATTTACATATTTGCGCATGTTCTGCCTCATAGCATAACCCAGATGATTCTTTAATTAATTGTTTCATTTCATTAAAGTTATATCCAGATTCTTTAGCTAATTCTCTTATACATGCATGCACTTTTGCTAGTTGAGCAACTGATGCATTCTCTGATGTTAAGCCAATAAACATCTCAACTTCTTGGCCTTCAGATAATTTATCTAAAAATAATTGATAATTTAACTTGGATTTATCATTAGGATAACTTAACTTTCCATCCTGTTTGATTAGTTTTACAGTAAACATGTTGATTATTTTTTGTATATTAATAATAGATTGATTAAAATATGGCAGATAAAAGTAATAGAGATAAAGATACTGATATAATACTAGAGTATCTTTCTAATTTTCCAAATGCACCATCTCTAACCTTAGCTAGAAAAATATATGCGGAACACCCAACCTTTTATTCTTTTGAAAGGGTGTACAATAAAGTTAGGTATTACAGAGGTCAAATGGGACCAAAGCACAGAAAAAGATTAAAAGATAAAACACATCAACAAGAACTTAAAGTAGAATTTACTATGAAAGAAAAATTCTTACCTGAGTCTTATGCTAGTAAGCGTGATACTTTTGTATTTCCTACGGGAACCAAATCAGTAGGCATCATCGGAGATGTTCATATTCCTTACCAAGATAATGATGCTATAGAAGTAGCATTTGCTAAAATGGAAGAAGAAAAGATTGAATCTTTATTCATCAATGGTGACTTATTAGACTTCTATCAGCTTTCATTTCATGAGAAAGATCCAAGAATGGTTCATTTCAAACAAGAAATAGAAGCAGGAAGACAGTTCTTAGACTATTGTAGATCTAGATTCCCAAGTATCCCAATTTATCTAATTCCGGGTAACCATGAAAATAGATTTGAAAGATACCTTAGAGTTAAAGCATCAGAACTAATAGACATGGATGAATTTAGACTTGATGTCTTATTACATGTTGCAGAATATGGTGTACAATATATTCCATTTAGATCTAAAGTTGTCTTTGGTGACTTCTTAATAGAACATGGAGATAAAATTCCAGGTGCAGGTGGTGTAGTACCAGCCCGTACAGCTCTAATGAAATTAAAAACTAACTGTCTTATCAATCACTTTCACAAAACTAGTTCTAGTATTCAAAGAGTCTATGGACCAGGAGATTCAACAATTATCCGTGGTTATAGCCTTGGATGTTTATGTGAGCTTACTCCTGAGTATTTAGAGATTAATGAATGGAACCATGGTTTTGCTATATTAAAGAAAGTAGGTGGTCAAGTTCAAGTTAATAATTATAAGATAGAAGGTAATCAAATAGTCTAATGTTTTTAGCAATAGAATTTACAGATAAAGATGGTTCTTATATTGAGCATCTTAATGTTACTCATATAACTAGAATATCATTTGTTAATGCAATGAATTCTGATGCAGGAACTAAGATCCATTTAAGAACAGGTGAAGTTTTAACAACACCTGCTCCTATGGATTTAATTTCTCAAAAGATTGATGAGTGCTGGAAATCAGCAGCTACATTAGTTATCTTTAATATTCTTGCTGAAAAGGCTAAACTGCGTTCTGATGCGGACAATGAAGGATCTCTAGAAACTGAATAACTTGTTCTTTATCAGATATTTTGAAGTTAAGTGGCCAGTCTAGGTTATAAATAAACCACTGGTCATCTTTTACTTCATCACTATCTACGGAACTTAATGTTAAATTATCAAATACTTCAAGATTATAATAATGATAATCATATCCATTTTGACTTTCTGAGTCATTGATATCTACTTTGATAAAGCCTAAATCAATTAAATCTTGTTCTGTCATAACTATTTATTAAAAGTTGCTATAAATAATTCTTTAGATAACACAGTATGTGGGTAGTCCTTTACAATTTCACTAAGTCTTACACTTGCTGGACCTATACCCCATTCTCCATGTTCTTCTATTCTTTTCTTTCTCATATTAACTATAGAAAGATACACAAGGTTTAAATTATCAATATCTTTAGACTGCATCATGTTAGACATATTACGCGCTTCATCTTCAGTTATATAATCTAATACTTTCAGTAATTGGATCTCTGCTAATAAAATAAAAGGCCGGTAATCACCAGCCTTTGTACCATGATTATAGAGATGCCATAAATAATGTAAATTTTGATCTACATCTTTAGTCATATAAAAATGTTCTTTAACAATTACATTAACTAAATGTTTAATCTCAGGAATTTTAATGTAAATATCTTTATATTCCATATATAATTCAAAATCTTCACTTTCTAAATATCTATAATAACCTTTTTTACAAAGCATAGCTGCCTGGTTTTCTGTATAACCAGGATACCATTTTGTTAAAAAAGTTTCTATAGGTCTATTTGATAAATGTCTTTTTACTCCATAATTAACTCCCATAAGTTGTTTTAAAATTCTAACTCTTCCTAACCAACTCTTTATCTTATTACTTAAGGAAGTTTATGTATGCTTGAGCTTTTCTTTTAGAATCATATACTATTACATTACCTGTGTCATCTTTGACATCACTCCAGAAAAATAAGAAAGCCTTCTTTCTTACTGTGTACTTGATTAATCCATCATTTTGGATTTCTTCTACTTTGTAGTTTTCTTTTTTTGCATTCATTTTACTCTAGGTTTAAATTATACTCTTCTAATATATCTCTAAGTTTTTCTCTGACTGTCTCATAAGCTGCAGGATCTTCATTATCTGGACAATATTTAATTTTGCCTCTTAGATATTGATCTAAATCCCAAGCCAATGTCTTCCATCTACCAGCATCTAAAGCTGTTCTAGCTTCTTCTGCTTCTTCATTAGAATCAAATGTCAGTGTTATCTTTCCCATTAGTTATATCTTTTAGTTGATTCCATATGGCTTCAGCATTATCACCCCAGTACATTTCACAAGTAAACTTACCATCTTCTATTTTACCAGGAGCTTCTGTAAAATAACTTTGTGCTATAAGACTTTTAGGAGCTGTAAACCTATAACATTTTTCTTTAACCGGACAATCTTGTCCTGAACACATGGATATATCAGCCATAATAAATTATTTTAAAAATTGATAAGCCCTAGTACTTTCATCTAAACTAAAGAAGTAAGTATCTCCACTCATATCTATCATCATATAATCAGATGCTAAGAAACTTGTTAAGAATGCAGCATCATCTTTAATATTATTTTTTACAATAGCCATTTTAAGACCTTCTGTAACTCTACCATAAGTAGTGTATTCAGTTATTCTATCTCCTTTTTTAAAAGTAATAACAAAAGTAGCATCCCCACTGTTCCCAAATTGGTAACCTTCTAACAGACTCAAAAATAAAACTATTTTATTATCTGACTTAGCTAATGATATAGCACCATCATTATCTGGATACTTAAATATAACAGTTCTAAAATCACCATCTTGTTTAAGATAGATATTATCTCCTATTACTGTTGTTTCTTGTGCAAAAGTTGTTAAACTTAATAACAATGTTAATGCAAATATAATCTTTTTCATAATTCTTTAGTTTTTTCTTGTTTATATTCTTTATAATTAATCCAGAAACCAATTGCTACTATGATATTCATACCAAAGGAAGCAATTATTTCCATAACATCTTCATACACAGTGGTCATTAAATGAATATGACCAATAGTCCAGAATGGTATAGCCAAGTTTTGACTAATCCATACTATAGTAAATTTAAGAAAATGTTTCATTATAGTATTGTTCCGCTTTTAATCTTTGTAATGGATTATCTTCAGCAATCCAAGCATCAATAATCTGTTGCTTTTCCATTTCTTTGGCTTGTTGAATTATTTCTATTTGATTTAGAGTTGGATATTTTAACTCAAATAATTGTTCTGCTAACCATTCTACTGCTGTTTGTTTCATTGTTCTTGTTGTTTAGTTATACTTTTCTGTTGTTCAATTGTTATACTTTTATGTTTCATTGTTCTTGTTGTTGATTATATTTTTTCATAAATTCAGTATCTTCACTAGGTAATGACATTCCTAATTCTACGTATTGGTCAACAATATAGGATTCTTCATTACACCAAGTACATCCATGGTGACTCATTCTACTTCCACAATTTTCACATTCTTTCATTGTTCTTTTTGTTTAAAGTAAGTACTCCATTTCTTTTCATGAGATTCTTTGACAACTACAGCATCCAGTATATCCATATTCCCATCTTTTTCAGTAAGCTTTAATAATGTTGAGTGTATTAAGTCTACTGTAACATAATCTACAGCCAAACCAGCCATGTTTAATGCAACTAACATCAAATGCTGTTTTTCTTCATAATCAGATATTTCAACTTTCATACTACTCCTTTTTTAATTCTTCTTCAAGTAAAAATTTATAATGTAAAGGCAAATACATGCTAAATGTATCAAACATATCCATAACTTCTTTTTTACTATACATTCTTTCAGCTTGATATTTAACACCTTCTATAAAAGCATCAACTTGTTCAAGATCATATATTGAATCACCATATCTCCTTTTAGCTTCTTTAATATGTTCTTCCATCTTATTTCTTTTTAAATTGTTCAAGCCATTGTTTAAAATTTTTCCAAGTAAAATAATATTCTTGATGAAGCATACTTCCTCTCATATAACCCTTTTTACCTGCTTCAAAAGATAATTTCATATCTTCCTCACTATACACCCTTTCTTCATACCGTATAGTACCATAAATAGTTGTTTTTTGTTTAGGCTCTTCTTTTGGAATGATGATTTTGTAATTATCAAACCAATGATTTTGGTATATATTTCCTGATTCATAAGGTAGTTTATAAGGTTCATTTAAAACATCAACCTTCTCACAACTCGGATTCTTAACAAACCATTCTAAGAAATCATCATCAATAGCCTGTACACTATCTTTGATTAAATCTTGGTCTGTTGTTAGGATGATTCTTTTGCAGAAATGTGGATTTGGCTTAAAGGTATGTTTGGTTATAATATGAACATCTCCTACTGGGTCTCTATGATAAAAAGCCCCACTATTAAATATAGAACTATCGTAAGGTAATTTTTCATCAGAAGTGATGTAGATATTTTGGGCATGTAATTCATTAGCCTCTTTATCTAATACTAATTCACCATTAATAGTGTTTATCCACAATCTACTTGGCTTATCTGTTGGTATTACATGTATGTTTTTCATATCAAATCTTTTAAAAGGTTATGTTTTCTAGTTCTATGTCTTTTCATAGTTTCATTCCATTCTTTACCTCCTTTATAATAAACTTTAGAACCTCCACGGGCAGCTCTATTCTCTAAATCCCTTTCTTTTTTCTTAGGGTCTTGTATAAAAGTTATAAGTCTTCTGGAAACTTTAAACATAGCAGCTATTTTTCTTTGACTAAGTCCTTGTTGAGTCCAATATAAAACCATTTCTCTTTGACAAGGTAATAGTTTAACTCTTTTATCTAAAAAAGGAGAATCAAGCTTTAACTTTTCAGTTTTATAAGGCATTATATCTTTTTAAGTATTAAACATCCTTCTGAGTCTAGTTTAGGCTTATCTCCAGGTATACAAACACCTTTTTTGTCTATACCATCACAGTTAGGATCAAGACATTCCATCTCAATCTCAACTTCAATTTCTGTTGGTTGTTGGAGGGATTGGATAATTTGATTTCCTTCTTGAAAATCTAAGTCTTGATGATAAGGATAACCTCTTATAAAAGAATCTGCTAATTTATGTAAAGATTTTAGAAGATCTTTCTCACTAAACTTTTTATCTTCTAACAACTCTAAAGCTTTTTTGAACCCTTCAATATATGAAGAACTGAACCCGTAGAAGTTACCTACTTTTGAAGTAAATTCTTTACTTAATTCAGCATTTGCATAATTAACAGCCAACTCTTCCAAGTCATACCCACGTTCAATTGCTTGACAGTTTTTAATAGATAGCTTTTGAAACCAATCAAGTGATGATGCAATTTTAGAATCATCTTCACCGTATAAATCCCACCTATTTAATCTTTTTACTAATTTGCCTTTCATATTATTCTAAGTTATTTATTAAAATGGATTAAGAAGCTTATTTTCCTTTTAATTGTAGGATACTCACTTAATAACCATAAAACTAAGTCATCTTGTTCTGAATCATCAATATGGAACTCTCCATAAGTATTTAACTTGTGTCCTTGTAACACTTCATTTTGTTGTAAATGCTCAGGAATCTCTGATAATTTAATTACTGCTTTTGTTATATATTTCATACTACTTCTTTTTTTTAACTAAAGGATTAGCTTTTTCTAAACAATCATTACATACCCAAACTCCAATCTCTTGCATTTCAGATTTAACTTTATCTAAATGACAATAGTAACAATTCTTTTTTACTTCTTTTTCCATCTTAGTTTGTTTTTGTTTCAACAAGTTCAATTAGTTTGTCAAGACATTCAAGTTCTGCTTCTTCATAAGTATCAAAGTCAACTATATGTTCCCAATAATTTACGGACTCAGGGTGTTTTAAAAAACCTATTTTATTATTACCGTATGAATATCTGTGAACTACTTTACCTTTAAATCTATCATATCTAGATTGTATGAAAGAAGGGATCTCATACTCCTCTCTAAACCATCTAAATGCTTGTTGGAATGTTGGTCTTGATGTCCAATTTAAAAATGAAGTATTATAGTCCCAACCCTCTATTGTTAAAACATCAGAAAGCATAGGCTTATTTTCGCCATAATAAGTTAAGCATCTTTCTTTAAATCCAAGTGCTTTGAGCTTTGAAGCCTGCTCATAAGGTATAAATTCTTTTTCCATTTTATTTTGATTTATTTATTCTTTTACCTACATTATATCCTGCCCAAAACCAAAGTATAAAGCCTATATGTGATAATATTAATACCATCTTATTCTGATTTAAGATTTATATACTCTGTACAGCGCATAGATTCCAAAAAGAGTAAGACATATTATTGCTACTAATTTGGTCATTTGAATTATATCTTCCATTTTATTCTGATTTATAGATTAATTTTTCTAATATAAACAACTCTACCTCTACCTACATTTAACTTTTGTAAAACATCCTCTTCACTGTGTGCCCATAATGTAGTTGTTGTGTACTCTACTTCTATAGGCATTGTGTATGATAACCCTCCAAGTGATGTCCAATATTTTATTTCATACTTCATCTTATTCTGATTTAGTTTTGTTGTATAAATGTTCTAGATACTCTTTCTTTTCTGGATTATCTACATTACTCCAATCAACTAATTGTTCTTCTGTAGTTGCTTTAGCCGTTTGAATATATCCAGGTAAACTGTTATTCTCTTCTACTGCAGTAGCTACAATCATAGCAATTATAATAACACCAAAGTACCATTTGTATAATTCAATCTCCTTCTTCATTATTAGTTCCTGTAAAGTTTGGCAATTCTTTTTTGTTCTTGCTCTCTCTTCTCAAAATCCTCTCTAAGACAATTTTTGAAGTTTCTTTCAGTGAGCTCAATCTTTTTGATCTCTTCTGGATCCTCAATATCAAGTAAGATATTTTTTCTTTTTTCTTTTTCATACAATTCCCAGTTATAAATTTCCATTTGTTTCATTTCAGACATTTCTCCAATAGTTAAACCTTCTGGTATGCCATCATTAGCTTCCATGACCTGCATGTAGACTTCTTTCATTCTTCCCATTCTAAACCTTTTTTAATTAATTCTCTAATTGCAGTATGCATATACATATCATTTTTATCAGCATACATCTTTACTTGGCCATATAACATTTGATCCAAACTTAACATGACTTTGCTTCTTTGCTTAAGCTTAGATTTTATATTAGGTTCAGGAAAAGTAAATGGAAATAACTTTTGTACTTCTGTAGTATTCTTAATGAATGTACCATCTTGCAATAACAACAAGAAATAAGGAATCTTTTTAGATATGTTTATTGTACTTCTATCAATTTTAAATATAAAACCTAACTCATCTTCAGTTAAATTAAACTTATAAAACATTAAGGCTAGTAAATAGTTTCTATTATCTAAGTAGTTTCTTTTTCTTGTTTTCTTGATTATAAACACATTGGTTAAATAATCCCGGACATCTGTTTCTGTATAACTCATAAGAAAAACGGAAATAATAGCCCTTTAAATTCAGATACTAAGGCCCCAATAGTAATTGTATTTAAGAAGCTATGATCATGAGACCATAACCACATAAAATACAATGTCATTATTTGAGACAGCACAACATATAGCCATACTGCTCCTATAAACATTTTTTCCATAAAATTTGATTTTTAATTAGACAGCTAGTTCTTCTTCAATTAACTCTTCTTCCTCTACTGCATTTTCTAATGATTGATCTATTAAGATACCAAATCTATCAGCATCATAATACTCATAAGGAAAAGAATTTTTAGATAAAGATACTTCTTTAAGAAGATATCCAAACTTACCTGCTTGGATACCCATTTTTACTGTTTCAGTAACAGTATAGATAGTGCCTTCCTTAATCCACTCATTTTGAGGAATCTTAACTGGCTTTTTAGTATCATTAATGCATATGACTTTCATGTTCTTCTACAGTAACTTTAAGTCCCAAAGATACTAAATCTTCACTTATAGTTTGCATATCATACCATGAACCATTTTTTATATGACATTTACCGTTACTATGTGTAATTAATGCACACTGCTCAGCTTGAATAGGATCATGATTACATAATTTAATCAAGCAAGCCATAACATAAGGAAAATCATTTATGTCATCATTGTGCATTATAAGTTTGTGTGTATCAGATATATCCATATAACTAATATAATAAATTATAATGTAATGTTAAAGTTTTTCCAGAGTATTTTACTTTGGTCAAATCCTTCTAGAGCATCTTTTACCCATTTTTCATCTACAGTGTCTTTATAACATAAAATGTGGATAATAGCTTTATCATCAGGATTTAATCTGAGAAGCCGCCCGATGCGCTGACTGGCCTTACGCTCATTACCATAAGCATGCATGATAATACCTTGTTTTAAATCTGGTATGTTTATACCTTCATTTAACTGCAGAACAGTTGAAAGTTTATTAATCTTACCATTTTTAAATAAATCTAAGTTTACCTCAGATTGGGTATTATTACTATGATAACTATAATTACATAGTTTATCAGCTTGATCTTGAGTATTAGCAAACAGAATACATTTACTTTGGATGTCTTCAAATAATTTTTTAGCATAGTGCTCTTTACTTGGATACTCCATCATAGCTTTCATTCTCATAACTCTCATAATATGTACTGGACCAGAACCTGTTTCTAGTCTATTACACCAGTAACTATAGTTCTGAACTTCAGATGTCATAAATGATCTGTTCTTCATATTAACTGGAAAGTTCTTCTGATTACTTAAGTAAAGCTCATGTACAATGATTTGATAATCATTTAAGATACCGTTCTCAATAGCTTCATCTGCTTTAAAAGTATATGCTACAGGACAGAATTCATGTACTAACTTACCTTTTTCTGAATCTTTATATCTAGGTGGAGTACCCGTTAAACCTAGTACTTTACCTTTATATAATTGCAAAAATCCCCGGTGACTATCAAGTAATGAATGACATTCATCTAGACATACAATATCAAAGTCTTTTGGATCTTTCTTATTCAGACTTAAGTAAGTAGTAAATACTATTCTACCTAATAAATGATGCATATTAAACTTTTCAGCATCATCTTTCCATGACTGAAATATTGCTTTTTTAGGAGCAACTACCAGTATTCTCATTAGTGGTGTACTGTTTCTCTCAATATAGTTTAGGCCAACAAGGGTCTTACCGACCCCTGTGCCTAAACAGATTGAACTTCTTTGTTTACTATCAGTAGCAGCTAATGCTTCTAGTTGTATGTCTTGTCTGTCCATGTTAAATTAAATTGAATACATTCTTTTGAATAAATTTATTAGCATAAGAAGGATCTGACATAACTTTAATTGTTTTAATGTGCTCCTCAATATTTGCTAATGTTTTCTTATGATCATATGTAGGATAAGCTTGAATAAATACAGTTAAGAATTGTTTCTTAACCCATCTATCAGCAACTCCAATCTTAATAAATAGATCACTAAATGCTTTACACATTTCTTGAGCTTTAGGATTAGTTACTCTAAACTCTCCATTTTTAATCTTAGCACTAGCAGCAGAAACACTATTATATGAATTATTATTATTACAAATTGCTGCAATCATTAAAGATTCTAAATTATATAACCCCATATACTCACTAAGTTTAACATAATCAGGACTATAAAATGAAAATGCATGAATGTAATCTTTTAACTGCCAAGACTTAGATGAATTGTTATAATAAGCCATTTTTCTAATAAGGTCTTCTTTGTCAATTACTTCAACATACTCATATCTTACCGGAATTTGTTCTCTTCTACAACAATCTAATAAATGATCACCATCTATTACATATGTTAATTTTGATCCTGTAAAGAAATCTACTTTACAACAAATAACTTGTCTTGTGTTCCCTAATACGCGAACACTTTCTACTAATTCTTGTGTATGCTTAGACAATGTTGGTCTTTGCATTGGTAATCTGTTAAACATATTATAATTTGTTGTAACAGGAATTTTAATAAAATCATTTTTCATAATCAGAATTTTTAATCAGTTAATAAATTATTTTAACCAGCCCAATGTTCTGGCTTCTGCAGGATTATTGTGAATATGGTTATGACAGCTCCTGCAAACTGCTAACCATGTACTTTGAATCAAATAAAAGGCTTCTCTGTTTGAACCGGCATATTTATGATGCACATCACTGGCACCATTCATACAACCGGTTACAGAGACCTGACATACTGGATTTTCATTTAGAAATCTTTCTCTTAATTTAAGATACTCAACATCTTTCTTTTTTCTTTTAGAAGAAACCAGAGGGATTTTATAATCAGTTGGTTTCTGTGAACTGTCTGTATCAATGGCTTTTTGGCAACTCCAACAATACTTGCAATACTTGAATCCCTCATGGTTCTTCCAGATCATAGATGGTTTTTGACATCCATCACACATTTTAAGTTTACTTTTTATCATTTCTCAATCTTGGTAACTGGTTTTGAGGTCCATCTAAACTTAAAAAGTTTTTAGGTAACACTCCTTCAGCAATAAAGATAGTAATAATTTGAGACTTTTCAATACCTAAATCTTTAAAGTTTAATTTATTGATTAAAGCATCATCTGTCTCAGTTTCAGCAAGTAAAGCTTGAGTAATAGGACTCTTTGGAAACAAAGTTTCAAATATAAAGTTAGTATAACTTATAGTTGTTTGTTGTTTAAGTTTATTGATAACTACTTGAGCTTTCTTATAAACATTAATAACTCTTTGTTTCTTTTTACTACACATGGTAGTTAATTCATCTTGTGTAAGAGCACTTAGTCCATACAATGCTCTCTTATACAAATAGTTTTGATACTGATTGTATCTGTCTTGTTGATAGCTAGTCACAGTTTGTGACCGCATCTGATAATTTCTTATCTCTTCTTTTAACTTTTCCATAATATACAATAAAATAATAAATAAAAAATGAGAGAGATTTACACCCCTCTCACTATGTGTTTAGTCTTATAATGTAAAATCATTACTTGGCTTCATAGCAGAAGCAGTAACTTGTTGCGTATTATAAGCATTTCTTAATTCTTCAATATTATCATGTTGAATGGTAACATCAGCAGCATTAGCAGCACTGTTATATACAGTTTTACGGTAAATTGGTTGATCTTCAAATGTACATACAATACCAGTTTTACCTGCAATTTTTAAATCTCTATCAGGATTCTTTGTATTAAATGGAGTCAAAGACTCTTTAATAACAATTTTACCATCAAGCATTTGACCTGCATAATAACCCATTTCTTTTAAGATACCAATTGGTGCTTGTATTAAAGAACCTAATGTTTGTCTTCTTAAGAAACCATTATCATCAATAACAGTACGTACTTGTTGTAATCTAACATAACCCCATTCAGGATTGTTTGCAGATGGATAAATAACTGCACCAGTAGCAGCATCAGCCGCTATAAATACTTTAGAGTTCATAACTAAATAAATTAAATAAATAAATAAGTGAATTGTGAGCAGATTACTCTACTTTAGTTGCTCAAGCTATAAGTAAGGGATATCCTATAAGGATTTATATTTCAGTTTGATCTGAAAGATCTATAATATCATCAAATGGTTCATCATCTGATATAATATTGTCAACATTTTCATCATCAGCTAAATAGTCAAAGTCATAATACTTATCTTTTTTAGTCTTAATGATTGCTGAGTCTGTAAAGGGATTAATAATATGGTCGCCAAACTCTTGAGACACCATATATTGTATGTCTTGGTCTGTAAGCTCAAGGAATTGATCTACAGATAAGTATATTACTTTTCCGTTTGGTAACTGATATAGCATTGTTTAAAATCCATATTACACTATAAATATATACCTAATATTTTACTTGTGTTAATTAAGATTATAAATTCTTGTACTATATAGCTAATACAATAAAAAGGGGACATAAGCCCCCTTGTTATTTTTGTTAGGAAAAGCATATCCAGAGATATACTGCATTAAATTTCCTTAATTACTTCTAGTTCATCAGCTTGCACAAAAGAAGTATCTATCTTATCATTACCACTAGCATCTACACTAGTATATTGAATGTGGTAATTGTTATAATCATGATAACCTCTGAATTCTTTTACAGTTACAACAACATTTCCGTTCTCATCACCATATTTGGCTCTAATAGCATCTTTGTTGCAACTATAACCCAAATTATTGACACTGATTTTACAAAGAGTACCTGTTGGAATAATATCAGGTAGTTTATCACCAAGCATTAACTTAAAAAATCTATTTATTGCATTATTACTTTGACACAGCATAGGAACTAGTAATTTTACAAACTCTTCTGCGTTAGGATCTTTAATAATCTTGGTTAATGCTTTTGCTATATCAGTTTCATCATATGTTACACTTATTCTCATGTGTTTAATCTTTTGTAGTCTCTAATTTTAGCTAACAAAGATTCATTAAATGTTGTGAACCATTGTTGACCACCAATTCTATTACCAATTATAGGTATTTCATCTGTTTCAGGATGTGTAGTTTTAGCACCTGTTTGTACTAATTCTCCTTCTTGATCAATGATATCAGCACTAAAGTCAAACCCTAGTGCTGAATCAATTACATTATCTTTCATCATAATCCAATTAAATTAGCTAGTGCAGAAAGTTCTTTTGAATGATTAATCTTTCTTTCAAAAATAATTACACACACTATGACTTCATTAACATGTTTACACTTTGCAACAATCTCTTCATAAGATTTAGATAGATTACTATGATTCTTAAAACTAGCTAATGTAAGCTCAATCAATTCATCTCTTCTTTCATCTGTAATACCAAAATTAGTATACAAGTTGTCTGTGCTATCTTCAATAATAGCTACCTTCAATTCATTAGAAGGCTTTAATTCTTTTTTTCTCTTGAATAGTTTTCCTAACATAATTCTAAGTTTTAAATAAATAAATAAACAAATGCTGTCTGTTCCAGCTGTCTTAGAAGTGCAGACAGGATTCGAACCTGTAACCAGTTTTAACAACTAGTAAGTTACCTCTGTATTTCTACATTCAACTGCTGTATACCAATTCCGCCACTGCACTATAATATACCCTGTCACTCCAAGTATGTGAATGTTAGATTTTACTTCCTTTCTACCTATGGCTAAGGCATCTACACTGAAGACTATAGATAACATCTCTCTACAAACAACTCCATCTTGGTATAGATTCTAACAATGTGACTAATATTCACCTTTAATACCTATTATACTGAGGATTGCTATTTGTTTGCTTCAAGCAGGGTAATATTTTACTTACAATTAGCACAAATTACTGGTACACCCGCAGGCTTACCATTCTTTGGCATTGTCATAAGTTTTGCTTCATCTTCTTGAAGATAAACTTTTTCTCCTGGTTCTAAGTGTGCTCCACATACTGCACATGTTTTACCAAGATTTTTAAATCCATTTGCAATATCATTAGCAAGAGTTTTATGTACATGTGCCATTACTCTTCAGTTTCAGAATTAAACTTAGATTCAATTACACGCTCAATCATACTAACATGATATATAGCATCAAGTGCAGTGATTTTACCTGTTGTAACTTCAACTTGAATTAAATCATTAACAGATGTATCAACTAATTCTTTAACTAAATTAAATAAAGCTTCATTCTTTTTTTGTGCTACTTCAGCTTTTTGGAACAATTGTTCATTTCCATGATGCAACTTGAAATTCTTTGCACATAAGCTATCATAAGCTTCTCTAAGTTCTTCAAATGCTTGTTTATAGTAAGCAGCATTTTTTACTGTTTTTTTAGGTACTGTTGTAACCACTTTTTTAGGTCTACCTACTTTTCTCTTTTCCATATGTCTGGTTTTTATAAATTACAAAATTTCTGATATTACTATGTAAACTACTAGTAATATTGCTACTGCTACAAATATAACTGCAGCACATCTGATTGGTCTCATTGATCTTTCATAGTTAATTTCATTATCAATGTGCATAATCTCAACCATAAGATCATTCTTATACATTTCTGCAGTCATAGGATCTGCTCCTATATCATGAACCATACTTAAATCAATCTTTCTCAGCTTCTTTTTCTCTTCTAGAGCTATAATCTTTTTTCTAAACATTTAACATAATTTAACAATTAGTAATTTCTTGTTTAACTTCTTCCCAATATTCATATTCTAAAGTTAATTGATTTAAAACATCTAATATCTCATCAACTACTATTAATGCACATTTTTTTCCAGCTTCATATCCTATTTCACAGGTAGTATATTTTGCACCTGCATATTCTTGATATTGATAGGTTTGTTTACGCATTTTATAAAACAATTCTTTTGCTTTTTCTTTTGGTGTCATAATTATAATAATTTAAGCAAGAAAAGCTCCAATCGGGAGCCTTTCTATATATCCATTAGGATACTGTACATCATAAGTATAATCAAAGAACACTTTAATAATCTTAACCACTTCAATTCTCTTAGTAATACTAAATGAAGGTGTGATAGCTATATACTGTCCTTCTTGCATACTAGTTATATCTATGTGATTTTCTCATCTGTCTTTGATTGTATTTCTGTGCCTTAGCATAGTTACAACCGTGTGATGTAGTTCCACAAGATGACATAAATAATGCCATAATAAACACAACAATCATTGTGTATAAATAGTACATACCTACTGATGCACCGCGTGTTTGATCTGAATTTCTCATTTCTTTTGATTTAAAATAGATTGCCCATAGACTAATGCCATAAGCAATCCCGTGATTAATAATGTGTCCATTACTTTCTAAATAAAGGATAACGGAGATTTATAACAAATATCATAGATGATAGTAGTAAGCCTACTATTGAGAACACATAAGCCTCAAAAGTCTCAGCTACAATAAGTTCAAATGTACATACAGCACACATGATAGTAATTAATAGATTAAATACATGATTCATAGTTCATAGTTTTAAGTAGTTTATTTATTTGTACATATATCCCCAATAGTGAGCTTTATTGTAGTTAAATTTAGGAACATTATAATTTTGCCAAGTTAATTCTTCTTCAACTTCTTCTGTATATAGTAAATCAAATTCTTTTGCAATCCATATTAAATAATGTATGTATTCATGACTTCTTTCATTAAGCATTTCTTCAATTGTAATGCCTTTAAATTTACCAAACTTGAATGAGCTTTGCATACCTAGTATTGGTTTCTTTTTTATTTCTTTATTCATAAGATATAGTTTTAAGAGATTAATAATTTATATTTAGGGCTAATGCCTTATTCCGGAAGATGGCTTTATGTTACTCTTATAGGATATAACACTAATGATAAGACTAATAGTAATAGTAATACTAACAGTAGTGTATATAGACATAGTATTAGCTATATACTAATAAGTATATAAGCATATTAACTAAATCTGTTACTGAGGCTAATGGCATAGATATGAGGATAGTTTTTCACTCAATCATCCTGTAACCCTTATGTACACTGCATTTCCGTAAACTTCACTACAGTCTTAGCAAGCATTAAACAGATGTTGTAAGCATCTATTTACATACTATGATTATACTTTAAACATACTCCTTATATACTGTTTATTTGTAAACATTTGCTACATACAACAGCAAATGTACCCTAAACACCCATATTTTTAAACTAGCACATTTTGTAACTAACTGATTATCAGAACAAAAGTGCGGTTGCTCCACCGTGTGGAGACAAAATATTTGCTATGGACAACAGTATGTGTATTCTTGAGAACAATAATAGTTTAAAGTTGTATGAGGATGCCGCAGGCTATCAAAAAAAACAACACACTCCGTAGAGTGTGTGTTAATCTTAAACAGTAATGTTGCTGAACAAGTGTGCAAAATCTGCT